AAAGCTGGCTATGCTATTGATACCTGCGAGAAGTGGGGTTCGCTCCTGACTAATCCTGAGAAATACCCTCATGTGGTTTCATATATTGAGTCCATGCGTGAGAAGGGTGTAAAATATTACAAAGACTACCTTAGACATTTAAAACGTTTGGATAACTTATCCGATACTGCTGAAGGCAAAGGACAGCTTGCTGCAGCTATCAATGCTGAATTTAGACTAGGCCAGGCAGCCGGTTTCTATATTGATCGTAAAGAAATTAAAACGCAGAATTTATCTGCCTTAAGTAAGGAAGATTTAATAAAGGAAATAAGGAGCCTGAACCATGAGCTTGGCGAGAATAAACTTGTCGAGATTTCAGCAGAAGAAGCTAGGGTCGTTAAAGCAGACGACGCAGAGGACGCAAAAGTTCTCTGATTTTCTTGCTGTTATAAATTTCATACATAATCCTGACATGATAAGTTCCCATGTGGGAGAGGTTACGGTTCATGCTGAAGAGAAAGATTAAAATTGGATATGAAGACTTGTTTATTAAACGCATCCAGTTTAAAGACGAGACTCTAGGAGAATACGATTCAGATGACAAAAAGATCTATATTAAAAAGAATCTCAAAGGCCGTGAAGAAGGTAATACGTTCTTACACGAAGTACTGCACGCAGGGATGGAGATATCGGGTTTAAGTACTGAGGGCGGTCCTCTTAAAAGCCACAAACAAGAAGAGCTTACAGTAAATGCATTGACTAATTTACTGACACAGGTTATCCGTGATAACAAATGGTTCTTACCTTATCTTTTTGGTGCAATTAATGGAGCTATAAATGGCAAAAGGTCCCGAAGCAAAGCTCTGGCAGCAACTCAAAAAAGGTTTAAAAAACTCACACTTAGTACGAATAGAAAGCAGAATAGGTCTCGGCGTTCCGGACGTTAACGGCTGCACAAACGGACAGACCTATTGGTTGGAGCTAAAGGTAAGTAAAGGAAAACACATCCCACTATCAAAGTATCAAAAGGCTTGGATTTACGAGCGTTCTAAAGTTGGAGGCAAAGTTTTTGTGTTGGTAACCACCCTCAAGGAATGTTCCTTAAAGGTTTACGATTGTAGTGTGGTCCTCCGCGGTCCTGGGTTGCCGTTTCCCGTTCTCACACTCGAGTACCCGTACGACTGGTTTAAACTAGAACAGCTGCTGGGGGCCTGGCCAGATCCTGTTTCCCGAAATCCCGTTTCTCGTTGACAGTCCATGATTCTAGGAGCTTTGTTAATACATCGGCATCCGGCGCCGGCGGCTTCTGGCAGCCGTGAAAAAAAAATTTGACATTACATTGTAGATGGGCTATCGTGGGATATAACAGATGGAAAAGTCCACCTAAGGACAGCTCAATAGGAGCCCCTCGATTCCCCTCGTTGTTGGACTGTGAGACTGAATAGCATGAAACCTGACGAGGGGTATGGAGTTCCCGTATTCCCGTTCCCGTTTTCACCCTCATTAATAGTGTTTTTAAATAATATATATGAAAAGTTCCCGCGGGCTCCGCGCGAGACCAGGTAAAAAGAGGTGCGTCTTTCCTCACTTTTTTTAACTGCAGGAGAGCTGTCCTGGATCGAGAGATGGAAATCCCGTAATTCCCGTTCTGTTTCCTAGTGTTTTGGGGGTTGTTTAAACATATATACATCAGGGCCAGGAGTCCTGCTTCCCGAGCTCCTGTGGTCCTGCAGAAAACGCTTGACTTGGGGATGGGATATGATAAGTTTTGCGACGGTAGCTCATTGAGAGAATTCTGAACATTCATATGTTTGGCTCCTGTTTCTTGGTGGGCTGCCTTGAAAAGGAGAACATATATGAACATCAAAGACTGGTTACTCAAGGAGGAAAAGGAAGAGGTCTTCCTGGTTTCAGACATTTCGAAACATGGCTGTAGTGGAGGCGTGTGTGGTATTATCTACTACAACGAGACCGTGAGGTTCCACGACGAGCACGAGAAAGAGATTTGGGACCTGTTGTATGAATACGCAGAAGAGGAAGGTCTGAAGCTGGTCGACAAGATCGCTCAGATCTTTAAGCAGGTAAAGACAGACGCCGGATCGTTGACCCAGTTGAAGAACCAGCTGGTTTGGTGGGCCGTCGAGGTACGCGCCCAGGAGATCGTGGTAAGAGAAGAGGCTGCTTAATCCCGTTCACGATGCAAACGTTTATAATAATACTAGCACTGCTAATACTCACCCGGTCAGGCCGCATCCTGTTCCTGGTTGGGGTGACAAGCTTTATGTGGTGGCTACATCTTCAGTAATGAAAATCCCGTTGCCGTTTTCACCGTCATTAATTTAGGTAATTCCTAATACATATAAGGATTCTCCCGCGGGCGCCGGCGGTGGAGCTTCAAAGAAAGATAAGCATTACCAACACTTTTTCGCCCTGTGTTCCTGACGCTGTCCATCTGAAAATCCCGTTGCCGTTATAAAACTCAATGTTTATGTGGGTTATTTAATATAAGTATGTCTTCCCGGGCGCCAGCCCAGAGTGCTTCGCTCAAGGAAAAGAGTGAGGATTACCAACACTAATTCGTCTTGCTCGACTGAAGGACAGGACGGGCAGCTCGTGTTCAAATGCCGTTTCCATTCACAATGCCAATGTTTATGTGGGTTATTTATATATATTGGGGAACGGGCCCATCCTGGAAAATTTTGCCAGGAGCAGAAAAAAATGCAGGATCATTGAATTTAATTCTTGCTTATGAACGTGGGATATGATTTACTCTTTATTGAAAGGAGTACAAACTTATGGCGACTAATCAAATTGTTGAATTGAAGTCATTAGTGATGACGAGTAAAAACAATAATGAAATAGTTGAACGATTAAAATCTTTTCTAGAAAAAATGAGTAAAGAGAAAAGAGTTAATTGGCAAATGTTGGCTTGTTATTTAGATGGTAAGATATTTGAATTTATACAAGCTAATAGAGACAATGATGTAGTAATGAAATTTGCTACTGAACTTGTTGAAGAACTTGCAGAACAGTTCAACCTAACACGCAACGTATGATTATAGATAACCCATTTATATTTTATCCAATGATATTTATAATTGGTTTAATTATTCTATGGTCAACTAACTAATTCCATTAACCTAACAAGCTAACGGAACACGCAACGCACAATCGCGTTGCGTTTGTTATTTATAAAGTAAGGTATCCACCTAAACCCCAAAATCCATTAAGCCCAATCTCAACCCCCCATTACCCCCTTTTGCGTTGATGTTACTTATAAAGAGCGTTAGAGTGCAAGATAAACGCAAACAATTCTGAAAAAATACTTATGAAAAAGGATGCTTAAAAGGATGCTTAATCTGCTACATTTTATAAAAAATATTTTACTTTTAATAGGTCTTTTGATTTTAGCGTTTCTTTGTATGATTCTTTTTCTGTTTCTATTAATATATGATGCAATCTTTGGGGGATGGAAGCGTGAAATTTAAAAAGAAGTATCACGCTCCATTTTTTGAAACATATAGTATTCTTAAAAACTTACTTAAAGGCAAGACAAAAATTCTAGAAGTGGGTCCTGGCAAAATGCTTAAATTTCCCTTGGCCACACATTCATGTGGTTCGGAGACCTGCGATTTTTCAGCAGATCCATTGCCTTATAAGGACAAG